AACGCTCTTCGGACGCAGTTAACACTCCGGCGAAAAAAGTTCTGGACTAATCGCATATAGTCGCGTAGCATATATTCCGTGCTTATTCACCTTTGCACTAATTAGTTAGTTAGTTGAGTTTAAACCTCGGATCGGAAACGGTCTGAGGTTTTTTTTATGCTTTTTGTTGACTTTATCTTATATAGTCTTATACTCGGTACTTCAACTAACGGAGACTGACATGGATAAGAAAATAATAAAGTTGGCTAACAGCCTTTCAAATGACGAGCTATGCGCTCTCATTAACTGCACCAGTGATCGTATAAGAATATTTGTTGGGAGCCTCAACGGCAGACAAGTCGTAACCGAAATAACTTGGGCCACGACCAACGGTCCAGAAATACAAATCAACACAACCTTGTCAGAATACGAAGATATGAATGACATAGTGGGGCCTCGACATGACTAACCGTCAACGACAAATCGATATGGTAGCCAAAGCACTAGAACTAGGCATCACGGCTCCCGACTCACGGCGCTCGGGCCAAGCCGCGGCGATGGCCGAAGAATTTTCAGTGGGACTCGACGAGACAGAAATTGCTATGTGCAAGATGATGGCTCTTGAAAATGTAATGGGAATATCAGATAATAAAACAGTTAATGTAGTTTAGTAAGATGCAACTGTAAGTTGCTGATATGGGGAACCCTATGGACGAGTTGTCAAAACTTCGTAACGCCAAGCGCCCTGCCTTAGAGATACCTAACCAGTTAGTGGCAGTCATGCACTGCCGACAGTGCCTCAAAGAATTTGACGACCAAGGCATGGGCGTTCTAATCTCACCTGCCGACTATGCTGAACTTGATGTCGGATGGACACCTACCGGCATCCAAGTTTGGTGCCGCCGCCACAACTACAACGTATTATGTCTGGAGCTTAGTAAAGAGGATGAAGTCCTATGATGTTTACGGACCACGAGTGTGCCGTCGAAGAGGCACACTTTCTGCAAGAAACACATAAGCAAGAGGTTTATATTGTAACAAACGACCGTAACTTCTGGGTCTTGTCCACCAAACAATTTAAATTAAAACAGTATGCAAAAATGCGTATACTCGAAAAATTCTCACCGGGAGGAAACCATGGTCAATCCAACCAAGACAATTAAACTGGTGATGCAACGGCGACGAAAAGACAAGTCAACTAAATGGGAGAGAGTAAGTAGCTACGAATTGACACCCGACTGCGAACAACACGCCGCCAAAGAAATGGCCGCTCTTCAACAAAAACACGCCGACTACAATTACACCCTGTCCGTCAAAGTTATATAAGGGTTGACAATGTCCCATACCTGTGCTATAATGGCTTTGCCATCACAGAATGGTACGTTCTTTAAAAACTCAACTAATTATGGAGATTCACTATGAGTGAATTTGTTTATAACGACGGTGGCCGAAAAGCCGCGAGGTATAAAGGCGATGCAGGTGACTGCGTAACACGAGCCGTAGCCATTGCATCCGGGCTAAAGTACCAAGAGGTCTACGATAGATTGGCGGAAGGTAACGCCAACCAACGTCGAACAAAAGGGCAAACGAAAAATGCAAACGCCCGAACTGCACGAAATGGAATCAGTACCACACGAAAGTGGTTTAAAGATTACATGATCGAACTGGGGTTTGAATGGACACCGACCATGACTATTGGATCGGGATGCAAAATCCACTTAACACCAGAAGAGTTGCCCGATGGACGGCTCGTGTGCCGCGTATCACGGCACGTAGTAGCAGTAATCGATGGCGTTATACAAGACACCTACGATTGCTCAAGAGAAGGCAAACGATGTGTGTATGGATACTGGCAAAAGTAACTCAACCGCCCCCGAAAGGGGGCAAACTTTTAAAGGAGAACATTATGGAAATAATAAAAGGTAAGCCCGTACCTGCGAGAGGAGGGCGATCAAGGAAATACGGTTGGGTCTATGACATGGAATATGGCGATTGCGTCATCGTAAATGACGATCTCGAAAAGCAGAAGATTTCGGCTGCGATAAGGGGTTCTGATTCAAATTGCAAAGTTGTTACGAGAACCGAGCGACCCGATGATCTGACACGCGAAATAACAATCTGGAAAGTCAAAAAATGAACGATAACGAGCGAAATAAATACCTCGCTTCAATTCACCCTAGAATGTACGAGATAGGTGGTGTCACAAGGACCGTGACGCTTACCCGAGGCGAAGTCGTCGAATGCTACTGCCAAGACCAACGAGGCAATAAATACACCCTCACCAAAGAACAATGCCAAACTATCTATCCAGACAAGATCATGTCGGAAGAATATCGGAACGACTGACCGCGAATCGCGGCTCACGGTACAAAGTTACGCGCAAATACAGTATATAGAGCCGAAATTAAAAAAAATAAAAAAAAAAAAATAAAGGCGTAACCGGTGTAACCGGCGTAACTTTCGCTTTTTATGTATATAGAACAGTAATTTAAGTGGTTACATAAACTATTTTGAAAGTGTAACCTTTTTTGACTTATGTAACTTTCGCGGGGCAATACTGCGTATATGCGCTCAAAATCTAAAAAATTATAAAATCTATTTGTCTTCTATATACGTTACCGGCTAAAATCCTGATATCAGATCACTGAGATTAACATAGGATTTTTTCATGGCTACACGCTCCCGATCAAAGACCGAGCCCTTACCCGCGGTTAAACGCAAAGCGGGCAGACCCAAAGCTACCACTCGTCAAGAACTTACCCGCCGTCAAGAACTCTTCGTTAAAGAACTTGTCAGTAACGACGGCATGATTACTTTGCGAGAGGCCGCCATCAAAGCGGGCTACCCTGCGGGATCTGCTCACACCCGAGCATACGAACTAACCAATGCTCACATTTCTCCGCACGTAGTAGCGGCTATCAAGAGCTATCGGGCTGAACTGGATGAAAAGTACGGGGTGACCTTTGAGCGGCACCTGCGTGATTTAAAACAGATCAGGGATGCGGCGTTACAGAACGGGGCGTATTCTGCGGCTGTTCAGGCCGAGTTCCGTCGTGGTCAGGCGCATGGTGATATCTATGTCAACAAATCTGAAATCCGTCATGGCTCTATCGACAGTATGTCTAAAGATGAGGTGATGAAAGCTTTAGACGAGATCAAAGATACATATACTCCCCTGACTATTGACGTTACGCCCGAGGTGATAGATGACGGTACGGAAACGGGAGTCGGCGTTTTATCAACAGATGAAGACAGCGGTGAAAACTTCGACGCGGAAACTTCTCTTCACTAGAATAGAGTCCACCGCAGTAGCGGGAGTTCCTGATCTTTTGATAGCTGATGAGTCTGGCAATTATCATATGGTGGAGCTTAAATTTATTACCGGTAACGCGGTCAATTTGAGCCCTCACCAAGTATCTTGGTTAACTCGACACCAACACACCAGTGCTTGGATTTTAATTAAAAAACAAAAAACGGAGCTGTCCAAGTCGGAGCTATTTTTGTACCCCGCCCGTGATGCCATTGAAGTTAAAATAACGGGCGTAAAAACTGAGCCCGTTCTGCATCTAATTCAACCTTTTAACTGGTCCAAAGTATTTCAAAAGATTAGCCCCTTAGTTGACAATCTCGCATAATCGCTTATACTTGTAGTTCCACTCAACTGAATAGGTGCAGTATGTTTTTACTTAATTTAATTGCTAGACTTTTATACGGAAATGATGCGGTAGACGATATGAATAAACAGCCGCCGCGCAAGCCGGTCAAGAAACGAAAGCGTAGATAAGTTTTAATTAAATTACCCGTCACCAGTTGACGGGTTTTTTTTATGTGTTAGTATGGGATAACTCCCATAACTAATAAGGTGAATATAAAATGAAATTACTCAATACAACCGCAAGCAATACCAAAATCAAAAAAACTCAAACGCTCGGGGACGCAATCCGATTAGCGTCGTTATCAATGATGCCGCATATAAAAATATGCGCGGGTAGTAAAGCCGCCGGATGTTTTGAAGATTGTCTAAAGTCTAGCGGGCGCGGACGGTTTAACCATGTCGCCGCGGCGCGACAGAAAAAAACTGATTACTGGCTACAAGATCCCGAGGGGTTTCTGCTTCAATTACGCGCCGAGTTATCTAATTTTTATAAGCTTTGCACTCGTCAAAATTTTACCGGGTGGGTCCGGCTTAACACTATTTCCGATATCGATTGGGAAAATTACGGTATCCCGCAAGCGTTCCCTAATTTAAATTTTTATGACTACACCAAGCGAGTAAATCGGTTTAAAAGTTTGCCGGATAATTACCGGCTCATTTTGTCCTATTCTGGCCGTCGCCAGTATGCCAAAACGGTAGCGGCTAGACCGGCGTGTCTATGGCTGTCGTTTTTAAGGGCGATAATTTACCGGATATTTGGAACGGGGAGCGCGTCATTGACGGCGACAAATCCGACCTTGTAAATTTAGATGCCGGTTGCATTGTTGGTTTACGGGCCAAGGGCAAAGCCAAAACAAACAACAATGATTTTGTTGTTGATCCCCATCTGATAACAGTGGTTAGCATAGCCGCTTAATTTTATTAAAAGTTAACTTGACAATGGCGCATATTTATGGGATACTCTTATAACTCACTAACTATAGAGGTATTTACAAATGCTTTACATTACGCCCGATATTGACCACCCCTGTATCGCATATCAGGTTAACTCGTTAACTGGTTGGATTAAACGCACCCGCGCATATACCACGCGGATAAATTTTCCTACCACTATTAGGGTTTTTAAATCTAAAGCCGCATTTCAGGACGGCTTCGATTACACCGTTTACCAGTGGAATGGTAAGAAAATGCTAAAATCAAATGCTCAACCTTGCGTTATGGTCAACCGCATTTTCGGGGAAAACAACTATTCTAACTTTCGTCAAAATTAACTTGACACCAGTTAGCCGGTATGGGATTATTTCTATACCGGCTTTTTTATGACCGGAAACTAACCAACTAACTATTTAAAGGTGAATCATTATGAGTACATATCAGACAAGCGCGGGAGCGCATGGGATTAGTAAAGAAGGCAACCTTCTCGCAAGCAATTATGCTAACCGTCCCGATGATGAACGATTCGACACGCTGCCGGAACTAATAGCGTTCTGTAACGCCGACAGCCACAACATGACAAGTCGCGTTATCGATACGCATAGCATCAACATCGTTGGCGAGTTTGACGAGTCTAATATCTCGCAAGGCAATCTAACGGTAGAATACGATTGTCCGAAAACGGGCGGTTCTGTTATCTCGCAGCCGACTAACTGGTCCGCCGGACAACTGGCGACATTAGCGGGCGCACCGGCGGGCTACATTAAAGATCTACCGGCCCCACTAGCAGCCGATTGTCTAACGTGGGGTCTCCGACATAACCGAGGCCGTGAGATTATAAAAACATATGATCATGTGGACGGCGGGCAATTACGCGCTGCGACCGGTCCCGATTATGGCCGCATTCTTAATAGGGAAATGCT